GCCACAGACAGGCACGACCGTCGTGCCCGCTGAAGGCCCCAGCAAAGGCATCACCTACATCGGCTACTCGCCGTGGACGTTCACAGCCCCGGACGGTAGGCAAGGCCTGATTCAAATCTTCGTTGACCCTGATGGTGTCGTTTCTAGCGTCCAAGTCGCGTACCGCGCTTTTCGTTGGGGCACTTGGGGGGTACCGATACAGGCTGAGAGGGCTTGAGGAAACTTGCCGCGGTTTGCGTGGCGTTTATCATTACGGCTCTTAGCGTTGGTTCTGTGGCTTCCCTAGCAGAAGCGCCACAACAGCCTGAACCACCGTCAAAACCGCTTACAACGCGTCTCACACCACCTGTGAACCCGTTAGCAGAGTTCCGTGACGTACCCATACCCACCGTGGCGTGGGTGATGGCAAAAGCCCAATGCGAAACCGGAACAAACTGGCAAGACAAAGGCACCTACGGCGGCGCATGGGGATTCATGCACCGCGGCTACGGCACCGACAACAGCGGCCTACCAAACGAATCAACATGGGGCCGATGGGGTGGATTTCTGTACGCGAAGCATCCGAGCAAAGCCACACCCACCGAGCAGCTCATCATCTACTTGCGCGTCAACTGGGGTGGCTGGCACCGCCCAAACGGGATGTACCGCAAACCTTCAAGCAGCCAAGACACCGAAAACCTGTGTTACATCCACGCCAACCGCACCGCCGGCAAACTCAAACCCCAGTTGCGCAACCTCGACAAGTGGTACGCCGAGTTCCAACGAATTACATATCTGCGCGCTGTTGCCACACGCTCAAAATAATCTGTTACATTCACAACATTCACCAACCCGACTGGAGAACAATGACATTTGACGACACGCTCAAAGTGCTTGAGAAATGGGCAGCCATTTCCCGCACCGACTGCCAACTAGCAGGCGCATACGACCAAGCCGACAATTTCCAAATGGTGCTTAGCATCGTGGAATTGGTGCGCAGCCAATGTGCACTCATCACCAAGCATGATGAGATTCACCGAGCGCATGAGGCCGAAATTGCCCGCCTGTCCACATTGGTGCACAGCCGATGAACAAGCAAATATGCCCGTGGAACACCTCTCCACAGACAGTTGAAGAAATGTTGGACACTTGTTTCAAATTGCTGGCGTGGGAACGAGAACACGGCGAATCGTGTCCCCGTTTGTGGTGTCCCATGATTCCCACAAAGTTGATGGCTGATATTTGTAGTCGTTTGGTGTTTATGGAAAGGGAGGTGCACAGCCGATGAAAACCTGTCAACAACCACGCTGCAAAAACGGCGCAACAATGGGCTACCACTGCATCCAACACTGGTACACCACACAAGGCAAAACACCACCACGGCTAGACCCTGCAACACCATCAGCGATACCGGGCACCGCACCCACATCCATCCTCACCGCACAACGTGTCGCACCAAAGATGGGCACAGTGCGCGCAAAGATTCTTGACATGATTCGTTTGCGTGACGGCCTGACCCGCGACGAGTTAGAGCAAATGCTCGGCATCAGCCCGAACACGTTGAACCCACGCCTACGCGAACTTGAGGAGATGGGCTGGATTGAGGATTCACGCACAACCCGCCCAACCCGGTCAGGTTCACAAGCAATCGTGTGGAGGGCGCTGTGATGGATAAGGAAAACGTTTGCTGCCAAAATTGCAGTTATTGGGTTGAGTCGTACGAAGTGTACGGTTATTGCCATCGTTACGCACCAAAGCCAGTGGTGTTTGTTAAACCCGAAAACCTTGAAGATTACGTTGACTATGAGGCCGCATGGCCAAGTACAGGTTCAGATGATTTTTGCGGGGAGTTTAAGGCACAATGAGTTTCAACCTCGACGGCTATGTGGACGTGCCCACACGACTAAAAGAACTCATCGAGCGATACCCAAACGCATCCGTGGTTGCCGACCCGCCATGCATACGCGACATTGACGGACGCTCATTCATCGAGGTCACAGTCACCATCCACTGCAACGACGAGAACAACCGCATGAGCCGCGCCAGCGCGTGGGAATTTTTTCCGGGCAAAACGCCATATACGAAGGATTCGGAGATGATGAATGCTGAAACTTCTGCTACTGGTCGCGCTTGCGGGCTATTGGGCATCGGCCTCAAAAGCAGCGTGGCTTCGTTGGATGAGGTACGCAACCGACGACAATCCAGCGAGCAGCTGCACCCGGCGAGCCAACCAGCCGACGCTCCATCATCGGATGAGGCTTCACCAAAACAGAAAGCCATGATTCGTGGCTTGACCCGTCAAAAAGGGCAGCCTGCTATCAACCCTGACGGCCTGACAAAGCGTGAAGCATCCGCCCATATTGAGCGGTTGATGGCATTGGAGGATGCCGGTGAGTAACTGGACTGAACGCGATTACCGCATATGGCGCATCTACCGTCACGTGGAAGCAATCGGATGGGACTTGACCTACACAGGCGACAAACTTCGCTCAATGAGCGACACCGAATTGGATGACCTTGAAGCGGATATGGCTGCTGAAAGCCAACGTCGATTGCGTTCCAAATGAAACGACTGCAGACACTTAGTGAGCGTGAATGGGAACCAAAACCCGGTTGCGCTACCTATGACCAATGCCAAAAAGCGTGGGCATTGTTGATTGCGAACGATTTTGAGCCACGTTGGATTGACGATTTACCGCGCGCACAGGCAACACGGCTCATTGCACGATTGTTGCAAATCCAACAGCAAAAGAAAATGAAATGAAGGAAGCCGACTTTCAACGCCAAGTGGTCACCATCGCAACGCTGTACAGGTGGCGATTCTTCCACCCAACACCGGGCTTCGGGCGCGGCCATTGGGCTACCCAATACCTCGCTTCAGGCCCCGGCTTTCCTGATTTAGTCCTTGTCGGTGATGGTGTGATATTCGCTGAATTGAAAAACGAGACAGGCAAACTCACCGAAGGGCAACACGGATGGGGAGATGCCTTGACCGATGCAGGAGCCGAATACTACGTTTGGCGACCTGATGACCTTGAGCGAATTACACAACGGTTGAGCCGATGGAAGCAGCAATCATCGCGCTATACCTGAGCCTTGCCACAGCCCTGTTGATGTGGCTGAAACAACACAAATAAATACACGCATGACCTAAGCCGATTGCACGGCAGATGGATGACACACGGCAACGTGGGTCGTTTGTGCTGTCATGGCACAAAGCAGAGTACGAACTTCTAAAACGCGAATGGTGACCGTCCTACATGAGAAACATCCGGCGACCAAGGGAGACAAACCCTAAACAGCGGGGGGATACTTCAGTACCCTCTAACTACAAATGGAAGCAAGGCCGACAGGCCGCGCTAGCAGAAAGAACCAACCCGACATGACCAAACGACCCACACCCGAATTTCAACGCAACAGACGAATCATCCTCGAAGGCGACCCCCTCTGCCACTGGTGCAAAAAAGCCCCAGCAACCGAAGCCGACCACCTCATCGAATCAGACCGAGAAGGAGGCGACGACCTAGACAACCTCGTACCAGCCTGCCGAACCTGCAACAGCCGACGAGGCGCAACCTACGTCAACCGCAAAACAGCAGCACGACTACAAGCCCGACGCAACATCAACACCGAAATGACAGAACCGTTTTTAGTACGCGAAACCGTTCGCCCCCGAGTGCTTTCTCTGCCGTATCCTGCAGAACCCAAACCAGTTCAAACCAGTTCAGCCGCATTTGAGTTGGCTGCGATGGAGTCCGGGGAGATTGCGCCAAGATTGGTCAGCCCTGTATTGGGGAACGAGAGTTTCGGCCCTGAGGTGGCGCAGTGGACTCGTGACCATCTTGGTCGTGAGTTGTTTCCGTGGCAGTTGTTGGCGCTTGATGGGCAGTTGGCTCATGATGGTGAGGGGAACCTTTTGCATCGTGAGTCGTTGGTGTCCACTGCTCGGCAGAATGGGAAGTCAACTGCGTTTCATGGGTTGATTGGGTGGGCGTTGACTCAATGGCCTGTGCATCGTGGGGAGCCTGTGCACGTTCTGTCTACGGCTCACAAACTTGACCGGGCGACGGCTGTGTTCACTGATTTGGCTCCGATTCTTGAGGCCAAGTTCGGGGCCGAGGTTACGTGGTCGTATGGGCGGTCGCAGCTGCGGATGCCTGACGGTTCAACGTGGGTGGTAAAGGCAGCCACTCCACAGAACGCGCATGGTGGCACGTACACGTTGGTTGTGTGCGACGAAATTTGGAGTATTGACGAGGCGGTCATATTTGATGCCTTGCGTCCTGCGATGATTGCTGTGAAGAATCCGTTGTTGTCAATGTGGTCAACGGCTGGTGATGAAGGCTCGCGGGCGTTTATGCGGTTGCGTGAGCAGGCCATCAACGCGATTGACCAGCGCCGACCGACACGGTTGTTTTTCGCTGAATGGTCAGCGGAGCCGGGCACCGCATGGGATGACCGCACCCAATGGCATCGCGCCAACCCTGCAATGGGCCACACGTTGACCTTTGATGCGTTAGAGGCCGCTGCCGAAACCCCTGACCGTGCCGCTTTCATTCGCGCTCACTTGAATCAGTGGATTGCGTCAAACAAGTCGTGGCTTTTGCCCGGTGAGTGGGAAGCCTGCCGCACCGAGATGGAAACCCCTGTGCCTGAAATCTTGAGTGTAGATTCATCGCTCGATGAGGCGCTTTACGTCGGGGTGTATAGTAGCAGGTTGCCTACTGGTGAGTTGCTGGTGTGGACTGCGTTTGTGGTTGATTCGGAACAGAAAGCGTGGGAGCAGATTGCAAACCTCATGGCCTCACAGCCACAACTGAAATTGGCTATCACCCCAGCATTGGATTTGCACACACCGCTGCCGTTGCAACGTCGCCGAACCGTAGTTGGGTATAAGGAGCTGTGCACTTGGGTTCCGTTGATTCGGCGCAGCATCGCCGAAGGGCAACTTCTCCACACTGGCGACCAGTTGCTATCGGAGCACGTCAACCGGGCGGTCGGTGTCAAGGTTCAATCAGGTGGCCTCACCCTGTCGTCACAAAAATCGCCGGGGCCGATTGAGTTGGCTCGTTGCATGGTGTTTGCTTCGGCGTTGGCATCCAAACCAGCCAACTCAGGGAAGGCTGCGTTCGCTATCGGGAGATAGTTGCATTTGCAACGAGTTTCTGCCATGCTGATTGGCAATGGCTTTGTTCAACCGTCGCGTACAAGCGCAATTTTCGTCGGCACCGTTACAGGCTGCCGCTGGTGCTTCACAGGTGGGGAACTTTATTTCGTACAGCGTCGGGGCGACCGAAATACGAGCACTCCAAAACCCGGTGATTAGCCGCTCAAGAGACCTGATTGCTTCGATGATTGGGTCTCTTGAGTTGAAGCAGTATTCAAAGCAGTGGACGGGCGAAAACTACGAAGAGGTGTACATCCCGAATGAGACGTGGATGGACAGACCCGACCCCAAGGTCACGCGCAACTTCTTCTTCGCCAACCTGTTTTCTGACCTGTTCTTCTATGGGCGCTGCTTTGCCTATGTCACGTTGCGAAACGCAACCGACAACCGCCCTGCCGCGTTCACTTGGTTGCCTGCCGCGTCGGTGTCAACACCGAATCAGGCTGGCCCTCAATGGTTTGGCCCGGCTGACGAAATTGAGTTCAACGGCATCAACCTAAACCCCGCCGATGTTGTCATGGGGTTATCCCCCATCATGGGTTTGCTATACGCAGGCGCACGAGCATTGACCATCTCGGAACGCCTTGAGGACTCGGCAGCGCGCTTTGCACAAAACGAAATCGCTGCGGGCTATCTTCAGCAACGTGGCGGCGAACCAATGACCGCCGACGAACTTGGTGAACTTGCTGCTGGGTGGGCGCAGGCTCGCCGCGCAAACGCCATCGGCGCACTAAACGAATTTGTTGAGTGGAAAGAATTTGGCTCAGACCCCAGCAAGTTGCAGTTGGTGGAAGGCCGCCAGCATCAGGATTTGAATTTGTCCCGAATAGCGAACATCCCACCGTACCTTCTTGGAATCAGCACCGCAGGTATGACCTATCAGAACGCCCAGCAAGCACGGCAGGATTTGTACCTATTCGGGGCAAAGCCCTACATCGACTGCCTTGAGCAAACGTTCAGCATGGACAATGTGCTTCCGCGTGGGCGCTATGTCGAATTTGATGTGGAGTCGTATTTGCTTGACAACGCGATTTCCCCGGACAACCAATCTGCACCACAGGAGGTGCCATCAGCATGATTCATTTTGATGCAATCCCGGTCACGCTTGATGCGTCAGCCGGTGAGAACGCGCCCAAAACCATTACGGGTTTGGCGGTTCCGTGGGACTCTCCCGCCACGGTATCGAGCGGTGAAACAGTTATGTTTCGTCGTGGCGCGTTTGATATCAACGCTAAGGCCCCGAAGTTGCTGGAAAATCACGACATGACGCAATTGCGTGGCGTTGTGAGTTCCCTTGCAGATTTGGACGAGGGCCTCGGCTTTACTGCCACGTTTGCTGACACTGGCGCAGCCCGTGACGCAATCGCGCTTGTCAAGGCAGGCGCATATGACTCGGTGAGCGTTGGTGCAATCCCGGTCAAATACAAGTACGACAAGAACGGCACAATGGTTGTCAGTTCAGCACGACTCATCGAGGTGTCGCTTGTCGGTCAACCGGCTTTTGAGTCGGCCCTAATTACAGAAATCGCTGCATCGGAACCCGACGACGACGCAACCGAAACCCCCGTTCCCCAAGACACCCCCAAGGAGGATTCCGTGTCAGAAGAAACAACCCCCGTGGCCGTTGAGGCCGCGGTTGTCCCAACCACCCCCATCTACGCAACAGCGAAGAAGGAATTCAAACTGCCAAGCGCGGCTGAATGGATTAGTGCACAACTCATGGGCGGCTCGTATGCCGCAAACATGAACGCCAACATTCGTGCAGCGGCTCCTGATGTGACCACCAGTGACCTTGATGGCCTCATGCCGATGGAGATTGTCGCACCGATTTACTCGGGGATTCAGGGCTTGCGTCCTGTGGTTGATGCAATCGGGGCACGTGCGATGCCGCAAAGTGGAAAGATTTTCATTGTTCCAAAGGTCACGACGCACACCAGCATTGGCGGCCCACAGACACAGAACACCACCATCACAGCAGGCCAGTACATCGTGGATGACATTCAAGTCACCAAGGACATTTACGGCGGCTATGTGGAAGTTTCCGAAGCGAGCCTTGATTGGTCATCGCCCGAAGTGCTCAGCGGCCTTCTTGAAGATATGTCAAAGAAGTACGCCCTCGCGACCGACAATGCGGCTGCGGATGCGCTTCTTGCTGGCACCTCGCAGGCAACTGGCAACGTGGCACCAACCGACCCGGCTGACTGGGTTGCAAAGGTGTATGCAGCAGCAAACACGATTCTCAGCGCGGGCTACTACCTGCCTGACCATCTGTTTGTGTCCGGTGATGTGTACGCACAACTCGGCACCCTTAGCGACACCGCAGACCGTCCGTTGTTCCCGCAGGCTGGCCCAATGAACGCTTTTGGAACGATGAGTCCCGGAAGCCGTGAATCGGTTGTCTTTGGTTTGCGTTTGGTGGTTGACACCAATTTTGCTGCCAAGACCTGCATTGTTGGTGCAGCAGCCACAGGTGCGTTCCGTTGCTACGAGCAGCAGAAGGGCGCAATCAGCATTGAGCAGCCCTCGACGCTGTCACGCACGATTGCGTTCCGCGGCTACTTCGCACCGAAGATGATTGACGCAAACCAGTTCATGAAGATTCCGCAGGCCTAATCGCCTGATTCACAGGTACGCACAATGGCAACATTCACAGTCACCCACAAACAAAAAGTGGACGACGTGGCTGTTGTGCGTACCCTTGAACCCAACGGCATCGAGGTCGGTCAGACCATTGACGTTGCTGGCGTTGACGCAGATTTCAACGGCACATTCATTGTTCGGGCAGTCCCAAACGGGCTGTTCATGGGCGTGGATGAGTTCGGGGATTATATCTACGACAACAACATCATCTACACCAACCAACTCTTGTACGAGTTTGCTGGTAATGCTGTTGCGCTTCAATCAGCGTTTGGCACCGTGTCATGGACTGTTAGCCCGTCATGGATTCGTTCACAAGACGTAATCCAATGGCTCGGCGTTGAACCTGCCTCACAGAATGACGCACAGTTCATTCAAACGTGTGTTGATGCCAGCAACTCGTGGTGCTTCCGCAAGCGCCGCGAGGCTGGCTATCACGATTCAGCGTCCATTGTCCCGTCCAATGATGTGAAACTTGGAGCCGTTCTCTACGCCGCAATCCTGTATCGGGAACGTGGCGCAGTGGACGGCTTTGCTTCGTTTGATTCAATGAACGTCGGTCAACCAACAATGACCCTCGGACGTGTCATGCAACTGCTCGGGTGCAATCGCTCACAGGTGGCCTAATGGCTGCTGGCGTATTCATCGAAGCGGTCAACACCGTGAAAGCATCGTTGCAGGATTTGGGGCTATTCCCTATCACAGACCCGCGCAACGCCCGCCCGGGTGCCGTCCTCATTGAATTGCCAACCTTTGATTCATTCACTTTCAACGTGGCTGACATTCGTATGACCGTGCGCATTTTGGGAACCCCACCGGGCAACCAAGACACCGCCGACTATCTGATGAAAACCGCAGACACCATCATGGATTCCGAAATAGCCGTCCTTGACGGTCGTCCGGGATTCGCCACCTACGGCAACCAAGAGTTGCCAACCTATGACCTAACCGTCGGCGTAGCGATGCGTCGTAACTAAGGAGCACCAATGGCAACCGCCACTTACCTGTCCAACCCCACTGTCAACATCACATACAGTGCCGTCACCACCGATTTCAGCGACCAATGTGATTCGCTGGAAATCATGATTCAAAAGGATTCGCTGGAATCAACCGCGTTTGGCGATACAGGCCACAAGTACGTCAGCGGGCTTGAAACCGTTGAAGTCACGATGGAACTGTTCTTGTCGTATGGCGCTGGCGAAGTTGAAGCGCTGCTGTGGTCGTACCTTGGCAACTCGGTAACCATTATTGCCAGCCCATCGGGTACCAGCGAAACAGCCAGCAACCCGGAATACACGCTGACCAACATGTACCTCGAGTCTTTCACGCCTATCAACGCAACGGTTGGCGAACTCAGCAAGGTCACCGCAACATTCACGGGTGGAAACTTCGCCCGCGATATCACCCCGTAATCGGAAGGACACCCCGACATGAAAATCACATTACGCATTGACCAAGGCGAGGGGCCATACGAGGTTCAAACGAACCTTGGCACCATCGTTGCATGGGAACGCAAATTCAAACGAAAGGCATCAGAAATGGCTACGGCTATGGGTGCCGAGGATTTGGCGTTTCTTGCATTTGAAGCAAGCCGTCAGGCAGGCGTGAAAGTGCCCGCCACATTTGATGACTTCATCAAGCGATGCGAATCAGTACCCGAGGTGGTCGATACCGACAGCGCCCGCCCTACCGACGGGGAACCTACCGACGTTCACTAGCCGAGGTGCTGGTGGCTACCGGATGGTTCCCCCCTCAAATTGAATTTGATTTTGATGACCTTTCCACGGTCGTTGAAGTCCTGAACGAACAAGCAAAGGCGCAACGTGGCTAGTGAACCAATACAGATTGTGGGTTTGAAGTCGGCGTTGCGCGAGTTGAACAAGATTGAACCGGGCATCCGCAAGAAATTTATGCAGGACGCCCGCAACATCCTTCAGCCTGCGGTGACGGAGATTCGACAGGCGTATCCCCCGGTGTTGTTGCGTGGTGGTACTCAACGCAATTGGGGAGGTGGCGAAAAAGCCAAAGCGGCAGGCCGTCAAATATTCCCCTACAACCAAGGCAAGGCACGTCGAGGGGTCAAGGTTGCTACGTCTGCAAGCGGTCGCAAACCTGTCATCAGAATCATTCAGACCGACCCTGCTGCGATTGTGGCTGAGTTTGCTGGCGCTCGAAGCGGCAGCCCTCTGGCGCAGTCGTTGAGTTTCAAGTATGGGCGAACAGGTCGTTTTGTGTGGCCTGCAATGGAACGCAAAAAAGATGAAGTGTCTGACAACATGAAAAAAGTGACCATGCAAATTATGGCCCGAGCAAATAGGAACCTTCGCTAATGGCAATAACCATTCCCATCATCAGCGAGTTCAACGGCAAAGGCATCAAAAAGGCTGTCAAAGAATTCAAACAACTTGAGGGCGCTGGCAAGAAAACTGGTTTCATTCTCAAGAAGTCAATGGTGCCTGCCGCGGCTGCGTTGGCTGGGTTGGCTGTCGCCGCTTTCGATTTCGCTAAGGCCGCCGCTGATGACCAGTTAGCCGCTCAGCAGTTGGCGCTAGCCCTGCAAAACAACACCAAAGCCACTGACGCCCAAATCAAGGCCAACGAGGATTTCATTTCTAGCCTGTCTATGTCGGCGGCTGTCACTGATGACGAGTTGCGCCCGGCTTTGCAGAAATTGGCGGTCGGCACCAAGGATGTGAACAACGCACAGGATTTGCTAAGCACTGCGTTAAACGTCAGTGCGGCGACCGGGATTGACTTGCTGACGGTTTCGGATGCTCTCGCCAAGGGCTACAACGGCAACACTAAGGCGCTGGCAAAATTGTCGCCACAGATGAAAAAACTCATCAAAGATGGGGCTTCGTTCACTGATGTGGTCAAAACCCTTGACAAGCAGTTTGCGGGTGCTTCTGACACGTTCGCCAATTCAGCGTCGGGTGGTTTCAAAAAACTTGATATTGCCTTGAACGAAACCAAAGAGTCGATTGGTGCGGCGTTGCTTCCGGTCATTCAGGCGGCGTTACCGTTTTTGCAGAAGTTCGCTGAATGGGCGCAAAAGAACCCAACCACGTTCAAAGTGATTGCTGCCACAATTGCGGGAATAGCGGCTTCCATCATGCTTGTCAACGCTGCTATGGCGTTGAATCCGATAGGGCTTCTCATTATTGGAATCGGTTTGCTCGTTGCAGGGCTAATTGCGGCGTACAAGAAATTTGAAGGTTTCCGCAAATTTGTCAATTTTGTTTTTGAAAACATCGGTTTCGCAGTCAAATTTATGGTTGACCCAATCATCAAGGGCGTAAATCTCATCATCCGCGCTATCAACGCTGTAAGCCCTTTTGACGACATTCCGTACATCCCTCTAATGGGCCAACCCACACAAAAAGGTTTGGGGCAAGGGTTCAGGCAATTTGAGCAATCAACCAACCTTGCGCCGCGAGCCGTAGCACCGTCAATTCCTCGACGCGCTGAGGGCGGCACCACCATTCAAGTCAACGTCAATGGCGCTGACCCGAACGCTGTGGTTCAGACGTTGCGTAAGTATGTGCGCCAAACGGGAAGCCTCCCAGTGAGAACGGCGGCTATTGGATGAGCCTGCCCGAGTTCTTCATTAGTTTTGATGTGGCTGGTGGGCCGTGGGAACCGACGACCAATATGTTGTCGTTGACCATTTCGGCGGGCCGTCAAGCCTCGCTTGACACCTACGGCGCAGCAACAGCAGAAGTGGTGTTCCGTCGAGTGTCAGCCAATACCGCCGACCTTGATTTGATTACACCGGGCACAATCGTGACAATCAACGATGTTGACTTGTACGGCGTCGGGAATCTGATGAAGGTTACTGATGTAATCAACGATTTTGGCATTACTTCAAACGCTGATATTTGCACTATCACTCTTGAGGGTTCGTTGGCTGACGCCAACCGCGCCTATCTCAACAATTACAACTTGAGCGCTGACAACCTTTCTGCGCAAGTTGCAGAAATTAGCGGTGAGTGTGGCGTCAACATGGGCACAGCCACATTGAATGACCCTGACTGTGACGGCACCACAGTGACTTCTGTTGCTGATTGGCTACAAAAATTGACCACCACCATCAACGGTTTTATTGACGACACCTACGAAATTTTTATTTATGACCGTTTTTCGTCCAGCGGCTTTGACGACATTTTTACTTCCGACAACCTTGTTTTTAGTGACGGCACCGTGGCACTTTCATCGGGTCAAATCAAAATTTCATACGACCAAATGATGTTCAAAAGCCTTGGCGAAAATTATTACACTCGCGTAATTGTTGACCCGGACGGACACGCCGCACAGGTGTCAACCCTTGCTACGGCATCGGCCCCGTATCGAGTTCTGCAACTTGACACGTTCAACGCAAACACAGGGCAGGCTCAGGACTATGCCGACTTTTTGCTCAACACTTATTCGGACCCTGCGCACAAACGCATTTCAAGCGTGTCAGTGCTTGGGCAATCAACCAATGCCGAATTGTTGTTCCGCAACCTTGGCGGCTATGCGATTGCCAAAACAGTTGAAATCATTTTTCGCGGCACGACCTACAACGGCGTCATCGAGGGCTGGGTTGTTTCCATGACCCCGGGCGAATCGCGCTACACGTTCTACTTCTCAGGCGCAGGCCTGAACAACTACTTGATACTCGACAACACAGACAGAGGCGTGCTAGACGCCAACAGATTAGGATATTGAAATGCCAGTACCGCCATACGTAGCCGGGGCCATCCTGACCGCGGCCCAACTCAACACTGGGGCATGGAAAGTTGCTGGGGCAACCGCCGCAGGCACAGCCACCACCCTGCAAGTGAACGACTGCTTCACCGCCAGTTACCGCCACTATCGCATCTACATCAGCGGCTCATCAGCCACCGCAGGCAACCTCACGTTGCAGTTGTCGGCAGCTGGAGTAGCAGCCACAACTACCTATTACTGGAATCAGGTGTTGCGCGACTATGGGGCAACCCCTTCAAACACGGTGACCAGTTCAGGTGGCACCACTTCGTCAATTCGTATTGGCCTTTTGAACACTGGTGCGCTTGGCGCAACGTCAAACATTGTGCTTGATGTGCTTGACCCCCAAGCCACAGCCACAACAGGTTTTGCCTCAATGTGCAATTACAGCACCGCCAACGCTTATTCGGTCATGGGGACGCATTACAGCGCCGCAAGTTATGACGGTTTCAAATTGACGGG